TATCACTGGAAACGAAAACCAGTGACTCCATCAACATTCAATAGGCGTAAACATCATGGACTTTTCTTCCCTTTTATCTGAAGCAGTCAACAAGCCTGGAATTCTTTCCAAGGCTTACCAAGCATTCCACAATTACTCTGTAGGTAACCAAATGGCGGCCATGTCTCAATGCGTGGCACGTGGCATTGAAGTGGGGCCGATCTCCACCTTTAAAGGTTGGCAAGAAAAAGGTCGATGCGTCACTAAGGGCCAAAAAGCCTTGGCACTCTGTATGCCTGTCACCATGAAGGGCGAAAAGGACAATAAGTCAACCGGGCAAAAAGAAGAATTCACATTCAATCGTTTTGTCTTTAAAAACAATTGGTTTGTCGTTTCTCAAACTGAGGGGGCTGACTTTGCCCATGAAGTCAAAACCCCATTGTGGGACTCTGCAAAGGCTTTGCAAGCCCTGTCAATCAGTGAAACAACATTCACCATGATTGATGGAAATTGCCAAGGATATGCAAGTGGTCAAACCTTTGCGCTTAATCCAGTTGCTGCTTTGCCACATAAAACAAGGTTTCATGAAATGGCGCACATTGTTTTAGGTCATACTCAGGAATTCACTATGACCGATAGCGAAAGGACTCCCAAGGATATAAAAGAAGTGGAAGCAGAGTCGGTGGCCTATATCCTTTGCTCAATCCTTGGTTTGCCTGGACTTGAAGAATCACGCGGTTACATCCAGCACTGGTTACGCGATTGTGAGATTAGCGAAAAGTCAGCACAAAAAATCTTTAGCACTGCTGACAAAATCCTAAAGGCAGGACAATAACTAGGGTTTATCCTAATTGCATCGGGGCTTTTTGCCCCTATCCTTCAACAATCATTCACTCAATAGGCTTTCAAATGAATCAATTATTTAACATCTGGCACGATGCCCAGCACAGTAAAACGACAATTATTGCAGACGATATGAACCAAGCCCTGGACATTTTTTGCAGCCGTCATGGTTTTATCGATCATGCGGACTACTGTCAAGAAAAGGGCTTAACACAATCCGATCTTAATATTGAATCAGTCAACTAAAAAGGCGTTATATCATGCACCCAGCAGACAAAATCGTTGTTATCGGTTCGGCCTTGGCTTTCATGGCCTTGGCATTCATTCTCTACACATACTAAAACCACAGACTGCAAACCCTTGTTTTAGGGGTTTGTGGCCTGGGCTTTTCCAGGGTTTCAATTCAAAAGGCTTTAATATGAAATTTGCTATTCAACGTAAACACATTCGGGCTATGCTTTGCTTTGCTGCTAAAAAAGACATTCGCTATTATTTGCAAGGGTTTTGCGTCAATCAGGATAATCGGGGAACCTATATTGATTCGACTGACGGGCATTGCCTGGGCCGTTTGTTGATTGACGATCAACCCATGCCTGAGAATCGGGTTATCCTGCCAAGCGTCAACCTGGATGCATTGAAGGGCACCAAAAAGCAGAATGAAGATTTTTTGCACTTTACAGTCGATGGTTTATCGGTTGAAGTGATTTTGCCTAATGGGGATAAAGTGCAATTTACCGCACAAGATGCACGATACCCTGATTGTGATCGGGTTATCCCCTTGGTTTTTAAGGGTGAAGAAGAAAAGCCATCAAATTTTAACCCTGATTTACTTGTCAAATTTGTTGATGCAAGCGAATCACTTTATGGAAAACGTCAATGCCCAACTTTGCTGCAAAGGGGCACCGATTCGATCATTGTGAGCTTTGGCCTGGATACTCAATTCATTGGGGTAATGATGCCTATGCGTGATTCTGGTGGGGCTGGAGTGCCATCCTGGTGCCACAAACCCAGAAAAACCCCTGAAATTGTCGATCAATCAGTGACTGAAACCGCATAAAACCAAGGCTTAAGGGGATTATGTCCCCTTTGGCCTGGGCTTTGCCTAGGGTTCTTCAACTTTGAAAGGCTTTGATATGAAATTTTATGTAACCATGACGGACAAATACTTGTCAGGATGGGGAGTGTCAGAGGGTAAGACAAACAAGCTCATTATTGAGTGCGAAACCATCGAACAGGCCGAACAAATAGAACGTGCAGCCCGTAGACGCTCAGAGATGCGCTACGTCAACATTCGCACCACAAAACCCCGCTATGGTTCCAACGTGGTGGAATCCTGGAAAACCTGGGGTGACTTAGGTGAAGTCTGGACTGGAGTAAAAGCATGAATAAGCCACTTGAATGGCAAGCCCTTTGGAATGCAATGGACGCAAACCCAGACCAATGGATTGAAACCACAGAAAAAATGTATTGGGAAATGTTAGAAGTTTTGCCACCCAGATCAATGAAAGGTGGAAATTTTCTAGTTGGAGAGGCAGATCACCATAATAGTGAGGGTTATCCAGTTTATTCATGCTTTACCAAACTTGGGGACACTTATAAGGCCAAAAAGCTGAGTTATAAACAATTTATGGAGGCATTTGCATGATCTATGGTGTGCTGGCCCTAATCCTCAGAATTCTAACCCGCAAAAAATGAAAGGCTTATATGAAATTTAGATATGAAAAAACAGATTATGGCTGGAAAGCCTATTTCCTAAAAAACAATGCTTACATTTATTTTGGGCACTATCAAACGAAACAAAGGGCAAAAGAAGCCGCCGATTATTTGTCTCAAAATGGCTATCCAGACGAAAGCAGCCCATTGAGACAAAAATATATGAATGATTACCCTTATATTCAATTCTGAAAGGCTTAAAATGTTAATAAAATCACTCAATAATGCGGGTTATTTATTCATTGAAAAATGGGTAACTGAAAACTCAGTTTATGGCAAACCCGATCAAAGGGCAATGGAGGCATGGTGCCAAGATGCCGAAAATGGCAGATTTGAAGATTCTGCAATTATTGAAATGTGCCAATTTAATACTGTTTCGGGTCACACAGAGACTTTAACGATTCCAAGCGAATGTTTTAAAGTTTACGATTGTGCCGATTAAGTCAGCAACCGCTAACCTAGACCCGCCAAGTGCGGGTTTTTTCTTGCCCACTTTTAAGCCCTTGCAAGCCCTTCAACATAGGGTGCATTGGGTTGACCAAGAAAAGCCCCTTAAAGCCCCTTTTAAGCCCTTTTGCAAGCCCTTTTGCAGTCAATCATCATCTTGGTTTGGCAGTGTGGTGACAAGGCCCACAAAATTTAGGTTCATTTCAGGGTCAAGCCCACAGTTAAAAAAGTGTGCCGCCCAATCAATCGCAATTTTCCCGCCTTGGTTTAGGTTTCCATTTCCCAAGGTTTCCAGAATTAACCTTTGCTCTGCGCTTAAATCTAGGCTTGTATATCTTGCCCCTGGTTTAATCCCTCTTGCCATTTATTTGGTCTTTCCAATAAAGTGCAATCAACAATGCCTCTGCACGATTGCCATGTTTTTTAAGGGTTAGTTTTGCCTCCGGCCAAAAACTACGGGCTAAATCCAGGCTTTCATTTTTATCGCTTGATAAATGAAAGTATTTTTTCCATTTTTGAGGGGTTACTAAATGAAAAGGGTAATTTGTTAACTCAGCAACGGCACTGATTACCCCTACAGCCCTGCCAAACTGAAAACTACTAGCAACCCCTTGCCCTGGCATTGAATGCACTGATTCCATACATATTTCTGCCCCTTCCCTTGGGTCAATGCACCGCAATATCATGTTTTTAAATACGAGGGGCAATATATTCTTATCTTTATGCTCGATCATAAAAGAGTCCAAATAATCGCCATTTGCATCCAATGCACCAACTGCGCCGGATATGCTACCCGGATCAAGCCCCAGGTACACCATTATTGTGCTCCTTCATAGTGTTGATTAAATCGGTGGTTATACCAAGCCATAGGTATGTTGGGCATTTCTCCAGTTCCTGCGCCCTGTGCCATGCTTGGCCCTTCCAGCCTGGAGTTTTTGCCATTACAACAAGATGCGCCAATGTCTCCGCATACAACGAGGGCATGGTTAACAAGGTACTGCGGGACTGCAAGTCCTTGTTTTCGTTTGTTGAGCAAGTGGTGGGCTTCATCTTTGTTCATATAAATAATAACTCCTGAGTTTTTACAGAATCACCAGCGTTATATTTTTCTGATTCGCCTTTTGGGTAAGGTTGGATTTCATAACGCAGCTGGTCTTTTAAAGTTTGTTTTTGTTTTCTGTTTCCAACAAAATAAATATATCTGTGCTTGGCACTGCGATTTATTCTATTTTCAGAATCTCCAAAATTATGCCTTGAATGCTTACCATCAAGACCAGCCATGTCTGTTCGTTCTTTTGTTGTTCCAGTGAAAATGAAGTTTGTTGCCTGATAGACATACCCAACATGGTTCATCTCAGTGTCGGCATAGGAAACCACAATGCTTGGCTTTGGCAACATTTGCAGACTTTGACCGACAAGCATAGATGCGGCATTTTTCAGCCCATCTTCAATGCAAAGGCGGTTTAACTCCAAAACAATGTCTTTGTTTTCTGGCCCACAAACACCCATGCACAGGAAAGGACTAGCTGGCAAGCCATAAGTCACGATGCCAACTAGCCTTGTGTCATACAAACCAAAAGCATGAATTATTTGAGGCATCCGCTTGGCATAATGTTTTTTCATAATCCAAGGTTCAGCCTCAAAAGGCTTTATGGGCAAAACCTTCATGTGTTTTTTTCTTTTAGTTTTCGCTCAACTGTTGCGCCATAGAAAACCCAATCAGCACTCAAACAACCGCATTCAATAGCAATTTCGGTGTGCTCTTTTTCTGTCAACCCAATCCACTCATGCTGTGGCTCAAATTGGGTGACCATCTTTTCTTTGAAGGCATCGTAATAATCCCCTCTTTCCATCAATGTGGTCAAAACATGACCATTCCCAACTGTTTGTTGATCCATGATGAACTCTGCATATTGGCTATCTAACTGATAACCATCCATTGCTTGCTCGAATTGTTGCTCTGTCATGTTACTTTTCCTTTCAACGCATTTCTGATTTGTGCCATGATTTCTGGCGGTGGTGGGCCTGTGTGCTTTCTGTCTTCATCCAGCTTGAGTAAAGCAGGATCACGGCCTTGAATGGGTGAAACAGATACCCTCGCCATGTCGCCAAAGGTGGGCTTTGGTAAAACCCATTCAGCTTTAAAACCTTGCCAATTTCTTACAACTACTTCCTTCAGGGCATCTTCAAGGCTAAACCCAGCCTTGTCAGCTTCCTTTTGGATTCCATCAATCACCAACTGGGTGACCTGGGCTTTCTTTGACTTTCGATGATTTACGAATTCCTGCCAAACAGATTGTGAAACGCCGACAGGCGCATCAGCGGTTTTAGTCTTAGTTTCTGTTTTAGTTTCTGTTTCGGTTAAAGGTACATCTGTATGCGGATGCTTTGCACTTGTATGCAACTGTATGCAACTGCCATCCATGTCTGGATACTTGCTTTCTTTTGCCCTTGGGATGTTGTCCCACTTGCACATTTGCAATGTAGTTTTGGCTTCAGTTTGATAAATAAGTATCAGTCCAGAGTCTTTGAGTTCAACCAGCAAGTCCTTGCACTTGTTTATCGTGATTGATTCTTTTACTGGATAGCAGTTTGCCTTAATCATGGCGGGTCTTGCGTCAAAACGACCAAAGTCATCGACTGTTACTAACAGTCTGTAAAACAAGGTCTCTGCAAGTGGGGATAATTTGTCGATAGATTCGCTGTCACGAATCCCAGGCTTTAAATACCTAGTAGGCATGGTTTTTCCTTCGCTGTCCTCCACTGAAAGGAAACGATCGGCAGGCGGGGAGGCTCGCTTTTCGATGGAGTAGCTACTCCCCATCTAGCCGGGTTTCCAAACATCATATCAGACTTTGTAAATCTGACTGTCGCCAAAGCGACTTGGATACTTCAAGAAGTCATAGCAACCACGGCGAGATATGTTTCTCCGCAGTTCCTTGCCATCATAGGGTTCCCTGACAGACCCACTCTCAATTCTCATGGCTGCACCACTGATGGCCCGATTCATCTCCATGCGCCCGTACTCAGTCAGATGCCACTTTTCCTGATGGTTGATGACATACCCAAACCTTTCTAGTTCAGGCAAGTATCTTTGATAGTGGAACGATACAGAGTTGTTGTCTGTATGGCTGTGGGTCATCTCTAGCATTGTCCTTGGGCCATTAGATAGGCGCTTGAGCAGTGTTCGA